AGCCTGTGCAACAATTCTTACAAATTGAGCACGACTAATATTATTATCAGATAATGTGCCTGAAACTAGAGCGCCTTTTAGTATAAATGTTGCCATTTGTTACACCTCTGTTTGTTTTAATTGTTCTCTTACTTCTAATTCTATGTAATCTAACAATTGGTCTTTTGTTATATCATGTGAAGAAACAATTGCCTTCACACATTCCTCAATATTATCAATAAAATTATCATCTTGATAGTTACCATTATCATGTCTAATGTCTAACATCTTATAAAATTCATTGACTGCCTCTTTTAATTTAGGAGACAATGATTTATAAGCAGATGAATCTACTAAATTGTAATCTTCAAATATACTACTTAGTTTCATCTGTTGTCAAATCTATATCTACAGAACCATCATTTTGACCTACAACATTACCGTCTCTATCAAAAGTACCTGGTTCAGCAATTTCTGGTTTAGGGTCACTAAAAGCTTCTGCCTCATCAGGTATAGATGGCGCCGTATTAAACATTTGTCCTGCCATCTCTTTTCTTTTAGCGTCTAGTCCATCAGCAACCTTAGCTCTTAATGCTGTTTTAAATGCCTCACCAGCATTTGCATTATCGCCAGTTGCAAGATTATCAATAAAAGTTTTTACTTCTTCTGTCATAATATCCTCCTTTATTCACCCATTGGGTCTTCATCTGTTTGTGCGAATGGTGATGATATAATACCATCATCAATCTCTTGTTTAATTTGTTTATCCATTTCAGCGATTTCTGATTCAGATTGTTTAAGTACATTCTTTCTCATGTATTCTACTGAGAAGTATTTACCTACCATATCTCTCATTTCATTAACTAGTTGTATTCTTTCTCTCATCATTTCACTTTGTTTTAGTTCAGCAAAATGACCATCTTGTAAGAAGTCATATTGTAAGTTATGAGAAATTGTATGCCAGTCTTCTTCTGAAATGACTTTCTTTAGAATTAACTGTGTCTTTAACAAGTCATTAAATAACTCTGTAAATTTCTTTCTTAGTCTTTGTACGAATTTAGTAAATTTAAGTTCATCTCTAGTAATCTCACTTGCACGGCCCAAATTAAAACCTTGTGTTGATTCTAGTCTACTTACAGGAACATTTAATGAACGATACAGTTTCTTTTGAAAGTATTCGATATCAGCAATTTCACCTAAGTTTTGACCACCAGGTAATGTTGAGATATCTGTTCCTCTACCACCTTCTCTTGACGGTAACCAGAAATCTTCGAGCATAGACATATAGTTTCTATCATCTCTAATTTCTCCTGTTGAAGCGTCATATACTAATTTGTTACGATATCTTGCCATAACATCTCTTAGATATTGTTCTGCTTTAACTTTAGGTAAGTTACCTACATCTATTTTAAATATTCTTCTTTCTGGCGCCCTTGCAATTCTGTATATTACAACAGCGTCCTCTATCATTCTGAGCTGATTGACAGGTTTGATTGCCTTATGTAAATAAGACATAACAATATTTTTTTGTTGGTCTACTAGACCACTAGGGCAAAATGCGATTGTATCAGGTGCGATTTTAACTCCACCGCCAGATGTTGTACCCGATACGCCCTTTTCGTTAAATAAGTAATACTCTACAAACTCATCTACTATCTCTAAGTTCTTAGCACCTTCAGGTCTTGTTTTTCTTACTTCTCTAATCTTTTTAATTTTTCTAGGGTCGATATATTTTAGTTCTGTAATACCTAATGTAGGTGATTTTCTATCAATAATCTTTTGATAATATATACGACCATCAACATACCATCTTCTAAAAATGTCATGTCCTTTTGTATTGAAATTCATGAGTTTCAAGATATCAGAAAATTCAGATTCTATTCTTCTTCTAATATCTTTACCATAAGGTAAGTTATCTGTATTTACTCTTACAGATTCTTTTAGTTCATTTGCAACAACAGCTTCATTTACTATATCCTCAACAGCCATATCACATTCGGGATGTAAAGAAATTTCTCTATATCTACGAATCAGGTCTGCTTCAGATTTGGCAGTACCTTCCATGTCAAGGTACTGACCAAAATAGCCGCCGGCGGCGACGGTTTGTGTACCGTCATCCGCCTGGGTTGTTGTGAACGATTGTTTAGGGTCTTCAGTTTTTTTAACTCTCGTTATCTGAAAACCAAATAGTTCAGCCATAATTTATTTCCTCTTTAATACTAATATTATTTATACCAATATTAAGTAGTTGTATTTGATTCAAAGTACTGATAAGCAAATGATACATCAAAAGTCTCAATCTCATTATTAGTTCCATATGATAGTGCAATAGAACTTATAGATACAGGATGAGCACCTCTTAATGTGTAACTTTTAATTGTTGCACCGTTTCTGTCAAGTTGGTCAACAAAAGCGTCTACTTGATAATCAGCAGGATTTGTTAATCCTTCGTTATCAGTCATATTGTTGATACCATTTTGCCATCTTTCAAATGCATTTCTCAATTTAAAGTCTGTATCATTTAATACAGTAATTGACCAATTAGCTATTGTTCTATCACCAGCAATTTTTATATTTCTACCTCTAAAAGGTATTTCTAATGTACCTATTTCCATTTCAGGTAGACTAGTTGCTGTGCATAGAAAAGCTAGTTCTTCAATTTCGCCACCTACTTGAGCGTAACCAGGAAAAGGCATTACTACCTTAAACTGATTGGCACGAGCGCCACCGCCAGATAGTTTAGCTTTAAAATCGGTTATACTTGCCATTTTTTAAATCTCCTATTATCCAGCGACCTCTTCAAATGCTACACCTGTTCTAGTTGCAACAAATTGAAGTTTAATGAAGTTAATTGAACGATTAGGTTTGACAAATATTTCTGCCACAAATTCGTTTCTATCTACTACATCGCCTGTGTTATTTGTATTATCACAAACTACTAAAAAGTCTGTAATACCCCTACGCCCTTGTACTTCTCTTAGGAATGGTTCAACAATTGCTCTAAAGTTTGCTCTTGTAAATTCATCATTGAACTCAAAGAGTTGAAATTTAGAAGCAGTTGATATCGCCTTTTCTAATGTAATGAATAGTCTTCTTACATTGATTCTATCAAAAGCACTTGGTGATGATAATGCTGTTTTATCTCCAAACAGAACAGTTCCTTGTCCTGGGAAAGTACAAACAGGATTTACTCGTTTCATGTACAATTCATCTCTTTGAGATTTAGATGGATTAAAAGCAAGTTTAACTACACCTCTTACATTCCCTCTGTTGAAACCAGCAGGTGAGAACCAAGAATCTGCTACTAAGTCTGTTCTTGCAGCTAGACCAGCCATATCTCCGTTCAAAGGAACGAATCTATATACATCATTGTATCTATCATACATATATTTGTATCCACTATCAAATACAGCATAAGATGATGAATTTCTAGAATCAAAAAATCCTAGTACATTAGTTTTTTGTGTTTCTGAGTTTGATACATTTACTACATCTGCTCTTTCAGGACTTGCAAATACAACAGCGTCTTTTCTGTTTTCAGCAATTGTAATTAAGTTATCAACATGTGTTCCGTCTCCAGAACCAGCGATAATTAATCCAACATCTACTGTATCAGCGTCTTGGAATTTTTCATAAGCAGTTTTCTTTTGTCCTGTTGTTACAGTTGAACCATTAGCACCACCAGATAGTGATTCTAATGTAGGTGTATCAACAGCTGTAAATGTTGTACCAGAAGCGTTTGAACCCCAATTAGTACCTGATGTATTATGGTCCATCCAATAAACATATTGTGATTTTGCATAAATTACATCTGGGTAATAATTTGTATCTCCTTGAGGAGTTTTAGCGTCAGCCGCCTTTGATAATTTTTCATAAGTCTCTAAAACTGAACCAGGTACTCCGGTAACTTCTCCATCTTCATCTACTACGACAACATGAATTTCATCGCCAGAACCTGAACGGTCAGAAACATAAGCTGAAGTACCAGGACCAGTTCCTACTGAATCGTAATATCTCCATCTTCTTCTTACATTTGCACCGTCAGTTATTGTTGTTAAGAGACCTCCACTTCCACTTTCTTTTTGAACAATTGTCAAAGTATGTGTAGAAATGCCTGTTATTCTATATTGATGTCCGTCATCATAGTCATTAGTTGCAGCTGTTGTTGAAAAAGAAACAATATCTCCCACATTTAATTGTGTTCCGTCTGTTACTACAATAGTTGTATCGCCGACAGCTGTAGCAGCGTCATTGACTGTGGTTGCACCTTCTTCTTCATAAGCAGTTGCACTTGGACATGTAGACACCAATAAAGTATTTCCCCAAGAACCAGCAGTTCTAGCTGCAAAAGTTCCGACAACGCCAGAACCATCAGCATAGTTATCCTGATAATGGGTAGTATTTTTAATCTGTAATCCACAACCAGTTGTAGTTGCGTTCACCAGATTAGTCTGTGAAGCTCGTACTACTCTTAGAGAATTAGAATATTGTAAGTAGTTTGCAGCTGAAAAAAAGTCTTCAAAGTTATTTGAATCTGGTTTTCCAAATGTTTCTACTAATTCATTTTCACTAGAAATACTTACTACTTCATCTAATGGTCCTTGACGAAATTCGCCAGCAACAGCACCAATAGAGGTAGAAACAGCAGGTATAATCCTAGTTAAATCTCTCTCTTGTACGAGAACACCAGGTGATACTTGAAATGCCATAAGGTTATTCTCCGTTAATTTAATATTAAATTAGTGACCATAGTTGTATTATTCATACTCCATATATAAAAAATTTCACTGCTTCTATTTATAATATTACTAAAGTCTAATTATTCACCTTTACGGACCACAGGGTGCCATACTGTACCATACATGTCTACTTCTGTTTCTTCGCCTGGTCTTTCTATACCATCATCTACGAAACCAAAGGGTGCCATGTCTTGTTCTATGAGATTTTGTTGTTCAACATAAAGTTGATTTCTGATATTTGAATCTGTTAATTCTTTAAAATACTCTTGATTAGACAGCCAACCAAAGATAACTAAACACATCATCAAGTCATCATTACTGCCTTCTTCTGCCTGCCATGATGTTCCTCTTTTTGAAAATGTAGACATTTCTTCTATGATATTAAAATCGTTTATTAATACTTTGTCTGATTCTATCAATGTCTTTATATTTGAACAACCTAATTTTTTGATTGATTTTGTCATTCTAACACCAAGTGATGACCCTCTACCTGAAAAACCAGCACCTAGTATTTGACCAGCACGACCTCGTTGAGTTGTCATTAATAAATTTTCATATTCAGTTTCGTATTGTAATGTATCTGATATCTGTTGTCCTAAATCGTTTACCTCTACTAATACATGCGCTTTATTATAACCTGTACAAACTTGATGTATGATATTAGGAAATACAAATGGTTTAACTTCGTTGTTTCTATACTTTGCAACAACACGATAAGGTACTTGTGAACAATCAAATATAATAAATGCTGAGTAGTCATTTGTTGTACCTCTTGCAACATCAA